AATTTTGTAACAAGTATGGATGGAGCTCTTTTCAATTAAAATACGGTGCACTTTTCAATTAGTATCTACAATTTATGAGGTAAAAGACATTAAAAATCTTATAGATACGGCTAAATCAACAAAACAAACCCGTATTGAAACCGAAAAGAATAAGACTACTTACCAACAAGACCTTGCAGCAGCTAAAGCCGATTGGGAAAAGGCAAAGAAAGGTTATGAAGTATTACTTAAAGACCAACAAGCAACATCGGAACAGGTAAAAAAGGCCCGTGAAGATATGCTATCAAAAGAGAAAGCCTATAAAGATTTGGGCGGTATTACCGGAAGTTCATTAACCAAACAAGATAATCAAACCGAGAAACTTCGTAAGCAGACTGATGAATATAATGCCCTCCTTGATAAGCAATCATTAGAACAGCAACGTTCTGCCGAAGATTTGCAGATGGAAGTTGATGAAGCCCGAATCAAAGCTATGGATGAAGGTTCTGCCAAGACTATCGCTGAAATGGAACTCAACTTTGAAAAGGAGATGCAGGCTATTGACCGACAAAAAGAAGATGCTTTTCGGAAGAAAGTTGAGGATGCTCGCGCTGCATGGGAAGCTAATCCGAAGAATAAAGGCAAGTCTTTTAATGCCACCGATATAAAGCTGTCTGATGATGAGCAAAACTATTATGATGAACTATACAAGACAGCCATTATCAGTAATGAAAAGATATATAAGGATTTGGCAGAGCGCTATTTGTCTTATGCCGATGAACGTCTTGCCATTGAAAAGAAATTTAATGATGATATTTCAATATTACAGGAAGCCCGTAAGAAAGCGGAAACCAAAGGTGATGCCAGTGAAATAGCCCAAATAGACCGAAGCATTGAGAAGCGTACAGAAATCAAGAATGAAGATATATTCAAACTTGATGCTGAACAATTCAAGAAAAATATGAATTGGGAACAAGTCTTTGGTAATCTTGACAAGGTTTCTACTGATACTTTGAAAAAGTTGAAAGCGAACCTTAAAGACTTTATATCATCTCAAAAGGATTTATCTCCTGAAAGCCTTAAAGAACTGGTAGATGCTATTGAACGGATTGATGATAAGGTTTCAGAACGTGATTCTTTTGAAACTATGTCTATTTCTTTCAAATCCCTCAAAGAAGTCACGGATGCACAGCGTGAAGCACAGAAAGCGTATAACAAAGCTTTGGAAGAAGGTACTGATGAAGAAAAGAAGAATGCCAAAGCCACCCTTGAAAGTGCAAAGAACAGCAAGCAGAAAGCCCTATATGAAGCCACGGATGCTTTACATAAAGGAATTAATGAGATAGGGCAATATGTCGATGCCGGTAATCAAGTTATCGGTATCATGGAAACGCTTGGTATAAAAACACCTGAATGGATGGAAGGAACAATGTCCGGTTTTGGTGAGATGCTGAACGGACTTGGAAATATCGACTTGATGAAGCCTATGTCTATCATCACCGGTAGTCTACAAACCGTTAAAGGGGCTTTGACTTCTGTTATTTCTTTGGGAGGGTTAATACCGGGTTTGGGTGGTGCCGATTATTCCCACTATAATGAGATGGTCGAGGAATATAACAAACTCAATGAGATATGGGATGAGCTGATAGACAAGAAGCTGGAGTACATCAACACATCTTACGGAGCAGAAGCGGACAAGGTAGGCAAAGAGGCTCTTGAACTTGTCAACAAGAGTATTGAGGCGTACAGAATACTTGGGCGTGAACGATTAAACTCCGGTGCGTCTGCCGGTTCTCATTCCATTGGCAAGCGCATGGCAAAGAATACCTCGTCAAGCGACTGGCAGGACATCGCCAGAGCGCTCGATATGTCTGTCAAAGACGCCAAGGATTTTATAGGTACCGGACGCATGACGGGATTGTTTGACCTGACTACTGAACAGTTGGAGAAACTAAAGTCAGAAGCACCTACTTTTTGGGCTAAATTAGATGGCGATGTGAGAGATTATCTTGATAAGATTATCGAGGGGGAGGAACGTATTGAGGAAATCCATAATCAGATAAACGAACAGCTTACACAAACCACATTCGATGGTGTGTACAGTAATTTCATAGATACCCTTATGGACATGAAAGCGTCGTCCAAAGATGCAGCCGAGGATGTTTCGGAATACTTCATGCAAGCTATGCTCTCCGAGCAGATAGGCACACTTTATCAGGACAAGCTAAAGAAGTGGTATGAGAAGTTTGCAAAGGGTATGGAGGATGGTTCTTTGACGGAATCCGAAAGAAATGCGTTGAACAGCGAGTATATGGGCTACATTGAAGAAGCGATGAAGCTCCGTGACGAGCTTGCCGCAGCCACCGGATATGACAAGATTTCGCAAGAATCAACATCCCAGCTTTCAACTTCCAGAGGGTTCGGTACTGAAATGACACATGAAGATGCAGGAGAATTAAGCGGTAGGTTTACAGCATTGCAGATTGCAGGAGAAGAGATAAAGAATCAATCTACCATTCAATCTCAATCACTTAATCTACTAACAGTAAAAGCAGATGCTCTACTTTCCATAAATACGGAAACAAGAAATATTGCTGATGATACGCGGGATTTGATAGCGCAATCCTATCTTGAATTGGTACAGATTTCAGAAAATACAGGGGCAATCGTCAAACCTATTCAACAGATGCAAAGAGATATAGCAGAAGTTAAAAAGAATACAGCAAAATTATAGTCTATGAATGAATTATTAATTAATGGCGAAAACGCTTATACAACATGGGGTGTGAGAATGGGAGATGGGTTTCTTGATGTACTTGGTGCATCATCACCCATGAAAGAATTTATAGAGAATAAGTCCCGGTTAGAACATGGAAAACGTGTGATAATCAATAATCCTAAAGTCGATGAGAGGGAAATAACACTTTCTTTTACAATTGAAGGAAATTCCCAGTCCGATTATCAATCAAAGAAAAAAGCTTTCTTCGATGAGCTTTATAAAGGCAAGATTGATATTCAAATCCCGGCTAATAGTAGCGAAGTTTACCATCTTATTTATACTGGCAAGAGTGTCACTTACGCACAGAGTTTAGACCGAACTTTCGGAAAAATTTCAGCCAAGTTCAACGAACCGAATCCGGCAAACAGAAATTAAATTCCAACAATAGAGAGATTGTTGCGTATATGAGTGCTCAAAATTGGGCACTCTTTTTTTATCTCCGAACTTTGAAGACGTGGAACAAATCGACATCAAAGACATATCCGGTGCTATCCTGCTTACTACCCTTCCCAATGAAGGCTGCAAGCGTAAGTTTACTCTTATGAAGGAGGACTACATCACGTTAAAGTTCTCCTTGGAGAGTCCTATATTCTTCAAACTTGGTTCATGCGTGGAGTGCGACTTCGGGCTGTTCGAGGTGTGCGACTTGCAGAAGCCAGTATTCAATACCGATAACGCAGGCTACGACTATGAGTTGCAGCTTGACGCCCACTACTGGAAATGGAAAAACAAAATCTTTAAATATACCCCCGAAGTGGCCGGGCAGGAAGCGTCCTGGAATCTCACCGCTTCACTTGATGTCCAAGCCGGTATAGTCCTTAGAAATTTAAAAGCTCTTGGTTACAAATACAAAGGACAGGATTTTGTTTTCTCTATTGACGGTACGGTAGAAAATAAGGCTCAGTTGATGAGTTACGACAACGTCAACATCCTTGACGCATGCTTCTCTATGGCGAAGAAATGGGATTGCGAGTGCTGGATAACCGAGAACATTATCCATTTCGGAAGGTGCGAGTTTGGCGATGCCGTTAACTTTGAGATAGGAAAGAATGTGGATAAGATGTCACGTTCCGACTCACAATCAACCTACGCAACGAGAATCTATGCTTTCGGTTCTACAAGAAACATCCCGGCAAACTACCGCCCGGTTGATGAGTCGGTGGTAGTCAATGGCGTGGTTCAAAGAAGGCTCATGCTTCCTTCCGGCATTCCGTATATTGACGCCTATCCTAACATGACTACCGAGGAAGCCGTCGAGCAGGTGGTTGTCTTTGATAGCATCTACCCTAGACGTACAGGAACGATTACAGCAGTCTCCAGCTATGAAGATACGGTTGACAATGAAGATGGGACCGAGACTACAGAAACATTCTACAGGTTTACTGACACAGGTATCAATTTCTCGTATGATTACGTACTTGAAGGTGAAGAACTCCATGTAGTGTTTCAATCAGGAAGCCTTAACGGAATGGACTTTGCCGTCAAATTCAATCCGCTTGAAAAGGGAGAAAAGAATGAGGACGGTACATGGAATGTGGATGCGCAGTTATGGGAGATTGTCGCCAATGAAGACTACGGGCGCAAACTTCCGGACAATGTGGTCAAGCCTAAAGCAGGTGACACTTATGTATTATACGGATGGGACAGTACGAAGATAGCCGAATTAGGACTTGTATCTACCGCCGAACAGGAATTGAAAACTGAAGCTGAAAAGCATGTTGAAAAGTCCAGAATGGACCCGAGTACTTATGGCTGCACGATGATGTCGGATGTCGCATACAGTGAGGACGGAGTGCACAATCTCTACAGCATCGGTCAAAAGGTCAATCTTATCAACAAGGCCTATTTCGAGAACGGAAGGCAGTCAAGGATTATCGGATTTGAATTCAACCTTGACCTGCCTTATGATTCCCCTATATATACTGTCGGGGAAACCGCTGCTTATTCACGTATCGGGGAACTGGAAAGCAAAATAGAGAGCATTACCTTGAAAGGGCAGCTTTACAACCAGTCCTCTTTGGATTCCATTGTCAAGAAACTTTCAAACAGCGTTACAAGCCAGGAAACAAGTGGGAACATACAGGTAACTACTGCCAGTGTCGGCTATTACAAACAAGGCGATGTAATCATGAAAGGGACAAGCTGGGAGAATATCATTAGAAATATGCTGTTTAAAGAACAAGGCGCGGAACTGAAAAGCAAACTTTCTACGGCTAACGATATGGAGTTCGGCTCTAATAAAGGTAAAATAACGTATGAAGCGGCAAAAAACGGGAATGGGGATATAACCAAGGCTTTTTTTGATAACAAGGAAGAGAATCTGCTTGTATTCGGAGCTGAAATGAATGGGGTAAGGACGGCTGTCAGGGAGTTGTCAGGCGTGTATACGGAAAACGAATCATACCTTGCCTCCGTATCATTTTCCCAAAATGGAAGTCTTCCTGCTGTAACACTTACCGACAAAATCAGCGTAAACGTGCGTCGCAAATGGTTTGCCGGAGTGGTGGATTCTATTCCCACAACCTCAGCGCAAGTCAGAGGGTTGTCATCAAGCGGCATGTACACCGGCTCCGGCAGCTACAAGTTCAGTGCCGGCCGGTGGAAGACAATCGTAATCTGCATACCTGAGGGAACCGTGAGCGAGCTCACCCTGACCGCATATCCCAGTAATTTTATCGAAGACACCGGAGTGTGCAGCGGCCCCACTTCCATCTCTGTGGAAGGCGCTAACGGAAGCCAGGCAACGGATTACCGCATGTGGGTGATACGGACCGACGGCACGAACGATGCCGATACATTCACATTCAAAACGAGTTGACATGGTAAAGATAAACGGAAGCAGCTTCGCGCTGCAATACAAGAGGACAACGTACCGGCCTATCGACAGCTCGTCTGTATTCGATACCATAGAGGACGCACGCGTATACGCGAGGAACACCGACGCCGAAGCCTATTTCCCCTATGCGGGACAGCTCGTGTCGACCCTTGAGAACGGGGGTGCCGTCTACAAGCTGTCGAAGGACGACAGCATACCGG